AGATGTGGCCGGGATTTGTTGGGGGGAGGCATCACTCTCTCATGGCTAAGAAGTTTGAGGACATAGCGAACGGAAAGATTAAACGGTTAATCATCAATATGGCTCCTCGGCATACTAAGTCTGAGTTTGCTTCTTATCTATTACCTTCATGGTTTCTTGGCCGTTTCCCGAATAAGAAGGTTATCCAGTGTTCTAACACCGCTGATCTCGCGGTGGGGTTTGGACGTAAGGTTAGGAACTTAGTAGATTCAGAACAGTACTCTAGGATTTTTCCTAACGTTGCTTTGAGACAGGACAGTAAAGCTGCTGGCCGCTGGGCGACCAGTGGGGGCGGAGAGTACTTTGCTATCGGCGTACAGGGAACTGTTACCGGAAAAGGTGCGGATCTACTAATCATTGACGATCCCCACTCTGAACAGGAAGCGGCTTTAGCTCAAGGGGATCCTACTGTTTTTGATAAAGTTTACGAGTGGTACACCTCTGGCCCTCGTCAGCGTCTCCAGCCGGGTGGGGCTATTGTTGTCGTGATGACCCGTTGGTCGGAGAAAGACCTGACTGGTAGGATCATTAAAGATGCAGCCAGTAGGGATAAAGGGGAAGAGTGGGAAGTTATAGAACTGCCAGCAATCATGCCCAGTGGGAAACCTTTATGGCCAGAGTTCTGGAGTTTAGAGGAGTTAGAAGCTCTGAGAGAAGAACTTCCTCCTTCTAAGTGGAATGCTCAGTATCAGCAGAACCCTACGGGAGAAGAGGGTGCTTTAGTTAAACGGGAGTGGTGGAAGATTTGGGAGCATGAGGATCCTCCTAAGTGTGAATTTATTATCCAGAGTTGGGATACTGCGTTTACTAAGAATGAGAGATCAGACTATTCCGCCTGTGTGACTCTTGGGGTGTTTCACTTGAATGAAAACCCAGAAGACATCAATATTATTTTGCTCGATGCTTTCCAGAAGAGGATGGAGTTCCCTGAATTGAAGGAGAAAGCTTACGAGCACTATAAGGATTGGGAGCCAGATGCTTTTGTTGTGGAGGCTAAAGCCGCAGGAGCACCGTTGATTTTTGAATTAAGACGGATGGGGATAGTTGTTAGTGAATACACCCCATCTAGAGGTAATGATAAATTTGTGCGTCTAAACTCGGTGACTGATTTGTTCAAGTCGGGTAAAGTATGGGCACCTGATACGAGGTGGGCGCACGAGTTAGTTGAGCAGATGGCGGCGTTTCCGAACGCTGACCATGATGACTTGGTTGATGCTTGTGTTCAAGCACTGATTCGTTTCAGACAAGGTGGGTTTTTGCGGCTCGATACAGACGAGCGTGAAGATCTAATCGGCTTCAGAAAGAAGCACGTTTACTATTGAGGCTCTCATGGAAAAATCTTTATACGAAATGCCTAAAGGCATTGAATCTCTGGAAGGCCCAGAAATTGAAATCGAAGTTGAGAATCCTGAATCTATGTCTATTGAGATAGATGGGATTGAGATTGATCTGACTCCACCTAAAGGGGAAGATCAGTTTGACGACAACTTGGCTGAGTTTATTGACGACAGCGTATTAGCTACGATTGGATCTGATCTGGTGGAAGAGGTGTCTAGTGATGTGACATCTCGAAAAGACTGGGTGGAGATGTATGTCAAGGGTCTAGATGTTTTGGGGATGAAGTATGAAGAACGTACTGAGCCGTGGAATGGCGCTTGTGGAGTTTTCTCTACGATCCTTACGGAAGCTGCGGTTCGGTTCCAGAGCGAGACGATTATTGAAACGTTCCCTGCGGCGGGGCCAGTCAAAACGGAAATTATTGGTGCAATTGACCGCCTTAAAACTGAAGCGGCTGCGCGAGTTCAGGAGGACATGAACTATAAGTTAACTGAGGAGATGCCTGAGTATCGTCCTGAGCACGAGAGAATGTTGTTTAACTTAGGCTTAGCTGGTTCGGCCTTTAAGAAGGTTTACTATGATCCCAGTTTGGGACGACAGACTTCTGTTTACGTACCCGCCGAGGATGTGATTATTCCTTACGGCTCTAGTAGTTCTAGGACTGCTGAGAGAGTTACGCACATCATGCGTAAGTCTAAGAATGAACTAAAGAAGTTACAGGTAGCAGGCTTCTATGTTGATGTAGATTTGGGAGAGCCTAGTAACTTACACACCGACGTAGAAAAGAAAAAAGCGGATGAGCAAGGTTACTCAGTAACTGACGACGACCGCTATCAGATTTATGAAATTCAAGTTGACTACGATCTGCCGGGCTATGAAGATGAAGACGGTATTGCTTTACCTTACATCATCACGATTGACGTTGGGACTAATAAAGTTTTATCTATTTACAGGAACTGGAATGAATCAGATAAGAAGCGCCTTAAGAGACAACACTTTGTTCAGTACGATTATGTACCCGGCTTTGGTGCTTATGGCTTTGGTTTCATACATCTTATTGGTGGTTATGCCAGAGCCGGTACGTCTCTTATTAGACAACTCATTGATGCTGGCACACTAAGTAATCTACCCGGCGGCTTGAAGTCTAGAGGCTTAAGAGTTAAGGGTGACGATACGCCTATTGCTCCCGGCGAGTTCAGGGATGTAGACGTACCAAGTGGTTCTATCAAAGACAACATCATGATGCTTCCTTATAAGGAGCCATCACAAGTATTGTCTATGTTGCTAGATAAAGTCACCGAAGAAGGTAGACGTTTGGGATCTATTGCTGATATGAACATCAGTGATATGTCTGCTAATTCTCCCGTAGGTACGACTTTAGCTTTGTTAGAGCGTCAGTTGAAAACGATGTCTGCTGTGCAGGCGCGGGTTCATTACGCTATGAAGCAAGAGTTCAAGATCCTAAAGGCGATCATTCGTGACTACGCTCCTACAGAGTATGAGTACGAACCCACCTCTGGTACGAGGATGGCTAAGCAGGAAGACTATGACATGGTGGATGTTATTCCCGTGTCAGATCCCAATAGCTCGACGATGGCTCAGAGGATCATGCAGTACCAAGCTGTTATGCAGATGGCGCAGCAAGCTCCGCAGATCTACAACTTACCTAACCTACATCGTCAGATGATTGAGGTTTTGGGTATTAAGAACGGCGAGAAGCTAGTCCCAACTCCTGACGATGAACAACCAAGAGATCCTATCTCTGAGAACATGGCGTTCTTGAAGGGCGAACCTACTAAAGCGTTCATCTATCAGGATCAAGATGCTCACATTGCGGCTCATACGACGTTTATGCAGGATCCAATGATTGCTGCAACGATGGGACAGAACCCTATGGCTCAACAAATGATGGCAGCTATCCAAGCTCACATCGCGGAGCACTTAGGATTCTTGTACAGACGCAAAATTGAAGAGCAAATGGGTGTACCGCTTCCTCCTCCAAACGAAAAACTGCCAGAAGATGTGGAAGTTCAGTTGTCAAAGCTTATTGCCGAGGCAAGTGCCCAGCTTTTACAGAGCAATACCGCTATGGCTCAGCAGAAACAAGCTCAACAACAGGCGCAAGACCCGCTTATTCAGATGCAACAAGCTGAATTGCAGATCAAAGCGGAAGAACTCAAGCGTAAAACTGCAAAAGATCAGGCGGACATGGCTTTAGCGCAGGCTAGATTGGCTATTGACTCTGAAAGAATCAAAGCAGAGAGCCAAAGAGAGGCTATGAGACTGCAATCCCAGCAGAAACAGACCGAACAGAAGCTTAAAGCTGATGTTATTACCAAAATGACGCGAGGCTAAATGACTAAACCGCTAGTATCCCTACTAATGGCTGCGTATAACAACGTGGCTTACATCAAAAACGCTATTGATAGCGCAAAAAAGCAGACTTATAAGAATTGGGAACTGATAATTCTCGATGATGGGTCTGATGATGGTACGTGGGAGCTAGCGGAGGTCTTATCTAAGGGTGATAAACGCATAAAAGTCCACAAAAATGGGGTAAATATTGGCTATAACAGCACAATGTTGAAGCTTTCTGGGCTTGCAAAAGGGGACTTTTATGCTCATTTTGACAGCGATGACATGCTTGAAAGGTATGCTATCGAAGAGATGTTGCTGGCTTTTGACCAGCTACCGAACGTAAAGTTCATTTACTCTGACTTTGCCCAGATAGGTAAGAAGGGTGAGGTCGAACATTATTCCCCAAGTCCCACATTTGATCCTAACAAATTACATCAACACGGCTGGAGACATTTTGGAATGTACCGCTCAGATGTAATGAAGCACATTCAAGGTTACAACGAGAAGCTGGCTAGTACTAATGGCTGTGCAGATGGCGATTTGTTTATGCAAATTGTTGAGAAGTTTCCTGCGGCACGATTACCTAAAGTTCTTTATTTATACAGAAACCACGGAAATAACATTAGTACAAAGAATGCTAAGTGCGAAGCGTGTCCATTAAGAATGGATTGTAACTTTGCACGAGTATGGTGTAAGTCGGCTAACTACGACATTACTACTTTTAAACCAATAGAGGTGCATCATGGAACTGAAGATATTCGAAGTCTTGAACCAAAAAATTAATGAGCGGGTTCAGGATATTAGTGGATCTTTATGTGACGGCGTAGCTAAAGACTACGCTGATTACAGGGGAATGTGCGGAGTAATCAAGGGTCTACGAACCGCGCAGTATGAGTTGAATGACCTTTTAAGAAAAATTAAGGATGATGACGATGAGTGAATTTGATGTGTCTGCTGTTGATCTTTCTGGCCTTCTAAACAAAGAACCAGAGGAGAAAGCACGACAAGTGCCCGATCCCGCTACTTACCATATTCTTTGTATGCTTCCCAAAGCTGAAGAGGAATTTAGCGAAACTGGCATTTTAAAATCAGCCACTGCAATGCTTCACGAAGAATTGCTTTCTCCCGTCTTGTTTGTGGCCAAGATTGGCCCAGACGCTTTTAAAGACGAAAAGCGATTTCCTTCAGGAGCTTCCTGCAAAGTTGGAGATTTCATCATTACGCGACCTAATACTGGGACGCGAATGAAAATACACGGTACCGAGTGGCGACTGATTAACGACGATAGCGTCGAAGCGGTTGTGCAGGATCCCCGTGGAATTCAGCGGCCTAACTTCTAAGGAGTAATCATGCCCGAAATTGAAAAGCAAGAATTTAGTTTTCCAGATGAGGAAAAGAAATCTGTCGTCGAGGATGATGGCGGGGTAGATGTAGAGATTGAAACCTCTTCAAAAGAAACAAAATCTACTCAATCTAATGACGATGACGAGATTGAAAGATACGACGAAAAAGTAAAGAAGCGTATTGCTGACCTTCAGTCTGGTTTTCACAGTGAACGTCGCCGTGCTGAAGAAGCTTCTCGTGAGCGGGAAGAAGCTATTGCTTTTGCTCAATCTGTGGCCGAAGAGAATAAAAAACTCAAAGGTTCATTATCTGAGGGGCAGTCAGCATTATTAGAGCAGGCTAAGAAAGTAGTATCTAATGAGGTTGACGAAGCTAAACGACGCTATAAAAGTGCGTATGAATCAGGTGATTCTGATGCTTTAGTTGAGGCTCAGGAGTTATTAACTTCTGCCAAAATTAAAATGGAGCGAGTAAATAATTTCAAACCCGCTTTACAAAAAGAAGAAAATGAAGTAAAAATCGCACCTAGGGAAGTCCCTCGTCAACCGCAAGCAGACCCTAAAGCTGCTAGATGGCAAAGCGAGAATTCTTGGTTTGGCAGTGATGATGAGATGACCAGCTTTGCTCTGGGCTTACATACTAAGCTCATTAAGAATGGCATTGACCCTAACTCCGACGAATATTACACGCGACTTAATTCGCGTATTCGCCAAGTGTTTCCAGAGAACTTCGATCTGGATAACAACGAATCGGAAGCTCAAACGAGTTCCGCTCCTCGTCAAAAATCGAATGTCGTCGCACCTGCGACACGGAGCACCTCATCTTCCAAGATCCGGCTCACTCCATTTCAGGTAACGATGGCTAAAAAGTTTGGTGTATCCCACGAACTTATGGCTCAAAAAATTGCAGAATTAAGAAAAGGTAATTGATATGTCTGAAACTCAAACTCGCGCTAAACGTGACACTGAAAGCCGTGAGGCTGTTGCCCGTCCAAAACATTGGATGCCGCCCCAGCTTTTGCCTGATCCTCATCCAGAGCCGGGCTATGCTTTTCGTTGGATCCGTGTTAGTACCTTGAATAAGGAAGACGCTACCAATATCTCTTCAAAACTGCGTGAAGGCTGGGAACCCGTAAAGGCTTCTGACCATCCTGAAATTCGTTTGTTTGGATCTAGCAGTCATGCACAGTTTCCAGATAGCGTCCAAGTCAGTGGTCTGTTACTTTGCAAAACACCCGTGGAATTTACTGAGCAGCGTAATGCGTACTATCGCAATCAAGCGGAAGCGCAAATGCAGTCAGTAGACAACACCTATATGCGAGAAAATGATCCACGGATGCCTATGTTCAAAGAACGTAAGTCCACGGTCACTTTCGGAAAAGGTACTTAAATTTTTTTGGAGACTTAAAATGTCAATGACCAATACCCCCTATGGCCTACGAGCCATTAACCGTAACGACGGCATGCCCTATGCTGGCGCTACGAGTCAGTTCTTGATTAACCCAACCAGTGGCGCTGGTACTAACTTGTTCTTTGGACAAGCAGTTATCATTGATGCAGACGGTTACATCGCTTTGTCTACCGCTACCGGCGCAGACTTAACTACCAATAACCTTGGTGGTTCTAGTTTGGGTGCTTGGGGCGTTTTTGTTGGTGCATCCTACATCAACGCACAAGGCCAGCAGATTTACGGTCAGTACTATCCCTCCGGCACAACCGGCGTGGTGACTGCATACGTTATCACTGACCCTAACGTGACTTTCCAAGCTCAATTGGATGGCCAAGTTACTCAAGCCGCTCTTGGCGCAAACACCTTCTTTGCTGCTGCTCAGTCTACTTCTACAGGTAACACCCGTACAGGTAACTCTACCAGCGCCTTGGAGAGCACAGTAGTTACTACTGCCGCTGCGTTTAAGATCATCGGTTTCGCCTCCCCATTGACTGATACTTACACTGAAGTGTTTGTTAAGTTCAATCCCGGCGCTTCCGCTTTCACTAACGCCGTTGGCATCTAAGGAGCTAAATCATGGCTATTTCACGCGCACAACTGCTCAAAGAATTACTCCCCGGCCTGAACGCTTTGTTCGGTCTTGAGTACGCTAAATACGGCGAAGAGCACAAAGAAATCTACGAAACAGAGTCATCTGAGCGTAGCTTCGAAGAAGAGACAAAGCTGTCTGGCTTCGGTCAAGCACCTGTCAAAAACGAGGGTTCTGCCATCGCTTATGACAATGCACAGGAAGCATTTACTGCACGTTACACACACGAAACCATTGCGATGGGCTTTGCCATCACAGAGGAAGCTGTGGAAGATAACTTGTACGACAGCCTGTCTTCACGTTATACCAAGGCTTTGGCCCGTGGTATGGCTTACACCAAGCAAGTTAAAGCCGCTTTTGTGTTGAACAACGCATTTTCTGGCTCTGGCGTGACCTACGGTGACGGCGTTACTTTGTGTAACACTGCACACCCATTGGTCTCTGGTGGTACTAACAGTAACACTCCATCTACCGCTTCTGACTTGAATGAAACATCGTTGGAAAACGCTGTTATTCAAATCGCTGCTTGGACAGATGAGCGTAGCTTGTTGATCGCCGCTAAGCCTAAAAAGTTGGTGATTCCACCTGCTCTGCAATTCGTTGCTACTCGTTTGCTTGAAACCGAACTCCGTGTTTCTACAGCCGACAATGACATCAACGCTTTGAAGAACAATGGTTCAATCCCTGAAGGCTACTGCATTAACCACTACTTGACAGATACCAATGCTTGGTTCCTGTTGACTGATGTGCCTAATGGTTTGAAGCACTTCATCCGCACTCCTATGTCTACTGGCATGGACGGTGACTTTGACACAGGTAACGTTCGTTACAAAGCCCGTGAGCGTTATAGCTTCGGCGTGTCAGATCCATTGGGTATCTTCGGTTCACCCGGAGCCTAATAGGTCTAAAAAAAAGAGGGAGCTTCGGCTCCCTTTTTTCTTGCATTAGATTTATTGTAGTGGTATAAACATGTTAATCCGGGCTTATCCGGTGCATTAGACAGTCCCGGCTGACGACATACAGACTAATGCACTTAACTTGTATGTAAGGAATACATCATGGCACGTACTACGTTTCAAGGCCCAGTTCGTTCATTGGGCGGCATTTATCAACAAGGCCCAGCTACTGTTGTTGACATCACAACAAGCACTACATTAAGCCCAGAAGCTCACGGCGGTCGTATCATCGCTGTTGGCGGTTCTTTGGCGGCGGCAGTCACTTTGACTTTGCCAGCAATCAACGTTTCAGCAAACTCTACAACATCTGGCCCCGGCCAAGACCCAAGCACAGTTAACAACGAAGGCGTTGTTTACACGATCTGGGTTCCTACTACCATTTCTACAAATTCTTTGAAGATTGGTACAACTTCTGGTTCTAGCGATGTGTATATCGGCACTGTGATTTCTGTTGATTCAGACTCATCTGGCGCAGTTGTTGGCTTTACTGCCAACGGTTCTTCCAATGACTTCATCAATTTGAACGGTACAACTACCGGCGGTGTTGCTGGCACATGGATTCAAATTGTTGCAGTTGCTGCTGACAAGTACATGGTGACTGGAAACGTTATTGGTTCTGGCATTGTTGCCACACCATTTGCAGATTCCTAATCAACCCAAGGGGCTTCGGCCCCTTTTTTAAAGGAGATTGATTATGATGCAAACAGACGTTAAATCGGGCCACCTTAACAACTCAGGTTTTGTTGTTTTGGGGCGCAACAGGCTCAAAGCTGTTTCTATAGTTGGTACAGCTAATGCTGGAACGCTAGACATTTTTGATACAACTACAGCACCCGTTGCTGCAACGTATTCAAGAACTGCTGCGGTTATTACTGTTACCAAGGTGGCCCACGGTTTGGTTACCGGCAACGTAGTTGGATTGACTTTTGCGACAGCAAGCGGTTCATCTGGCACAAACGGTAACTACACAATTACACGCACAGGCGCAGATACCTTCACAGTTACAGACATTAACTCTGGTAACATTGCTGGCGGAACAGTAGCCGCATACGCATCTTTATGGCTTGCTAGTTATGACATTGGCGCAGGTGACTTGTTTGGTAATTTTGCGTTGATTCCCGGAGAAGGGATACTGGTTAGAAACGGCATCTACTTAAGCATGTCTAACATAACTTCTGCGAACATTTACTATGGCTAAGTCACCAGCATGGCAGAGGAAAGAGGGCAAATCCGAGAAGGGCGGCTTGAACGCCAAGGGTCGGGCCTCCGCGAAAGCGCAAGGTATGAACTTGAAACCTCCCCAGCCGGAAGGCGGCTCACGGCGCGACTCCTTTTGTGCAAGGATGAGTGGCTTGAAGAAGAAGCTAACCTCTGCCAAGACAGCCAACGATCCAGATTCACGGATCAATAAAGCATTGAGGGCATGGAATTGTTAGATATAAACACCGCTTGGTCTGCCGTCCTATCTTTAGTGATGGGATTGCTAGGCTATATGATGAATGAAAAGTTCAGGGAACTGGCTCGTGTCACGATCCTGTTGAACAAAACTCGTGAGGAGGTTGCCCGTGATAACGTTACTCAAGCAGAAGTGGATCGTATTACAAACCACATTGACCAACGCTTTAACAAGCTTGAAGCAAAAATTGACCAGCTTATTCAAGCGGGGAAATGATGCCGAGCAAAAGTAAAGCGCAACACAATTTCATGGCGGCAGTAGCGCACAATCCTGCGTTTGCCAAGAAAGCAGGCGTTCCACAATCTGTGGGCAAAGAGTTCAACAAAGCCGATAAAGGCAAAACTTTTAAACAAGGTGGCGATATGAAAAAAATGAATATGGGTGGATATGCAGACGGCGGCATGCCTATGGTCAACAAAGGCGGCAAAATGGTTCCTAGCTTTGCTGCTGACGGCAAGGGCAAAATGGCTAAAGGTGGCATTGCTACTTCTTTGAAAGCTCACGCTGCGGCTCCCGCTTCTAAAGCACACGGCATGAAAAAAGGCGGTATGGCTGCTTCTAAGATGGGCGCTGTTAAAACTGGTAAAACACCAGATGGCATTGCTACCAAAGGTAAAACTAAGGGAACAATGATTGCCATGAAAAATGGTGGGAAGTGCTGAGCTATGAAAAAATACGCTGATGGCGGTATCTATACCGCTGAGATGGGTAAGCCTCCAATGAATCCTGAAAGCGCACCGGCTGCTAAAAAGCCTATGCCTAAAGCACCTAAGAAACCTGTACCTAAAGATACAGTGTTCCGTGAAGGTATGCCTGTGCCCCAAGACATTGACGGTAGATCTGTCAAAAGAATGGCCAAAGGCGGCTCAGCTTCTAGCCGTGCTGATGGTTGTATTACCAAAGGTAAAACCAAAGGCACAATGATTACTATGCGTAACGGCGGAATGTGTTGATATGTTAGCAAGCCGTGGAATGGGAGCCATCTCCCCAAGCAAAATGCCCAAAGGTGCAAAGAAAGCACGTAAGGACAATACTGATTTTACGCAGTATGCGGATGGCGGGCCTGTTGGCCTATATGCCAACATCAACGCTAAGAAAAAGCGTATCGCAGCGGGTTCCAAAGAGAAGATGCGTAAGCCCGGCTCTAAAGGTGCGCCTACTGCACAGGCTTTTATTAACTCTGCAAAAACAGCGCAGAAAAATTAAAAGTTTTCTAGGATTAATATGACCACTACCGGCTCAACCCTATTCAATATGGATTTCACGGAGATCGCTGAAGAGGCGTGGGAGCGGGCTGGTCGTGAAATGCGTTCTGGTTATGATCTTAGAACTGCTCGGCGGTCGATGAATCTGATGACCATTGAGTGGCAATCCAAGGGTATCAACATGTGGACGATGGAGCAGGGGATCATTAACTTGACCCCCGGCTTGGCTACGTATGCACTACCTACAGATACGATTGATTTGTTAGAACATGTTATCCGTACTGGATCTAATACAGCTTCTACTCAAGCTGATTTGACTATTACACGTATTAGTGTTTCTACTTATGCAACCATACCAAACAAGTTACAACAGGCGAGACCGATTCAAGTATGGATCCAGCGGTTATCTGGTGAGACAAATCCTACAAATGCTGTACTTGATGGTGCTCTTACCTCTACAGACACTACGATCACGCTTAGCACGGTGGTTGGACTAGCTGGATCTGGATTTATCCGGCTAGGTACTGAAGATATTTACTACACTTATGTATCAGGGAATACCCTTGGTGGTGTATTCCGTGGGCAGAATAACACGACAGCCGCTGCTCAAGCAGATGGTACTGCGGTGTTTGTGCCACAACTTCCTTCGGTAACTGTGTGGCCTACGCCAGATAACAGCACACCTTACCAATTTGTTTACTACCGACTGCGTAGAGTTCAGGATGCTGGCGCTGGTATTGAAACAGCCGACATGAACTTCCGCTTCCTGCCTTGTTTGGTAGCTGGTTTGGCGTACCACATTGCTATTAAAGTGCCTGAATTGATGCCTCGCATTCAGATGCTTAAACAGATTTACGATGAAACTTTTGAGATTGCCGCTGGTGAAGACCGCGAGAAAGCAGCGATTAGGTTTGTTCCTCGTCAGATGTTTATTGGTAGCACGTAATGGGAAATAGGTTTGCATCCGGCAAGATAGCGATTGCTGAATGTGATCGCTGTGGGCAACAGTATCAATTGAAGGCGCTTAAGACTGAGATCATTAAGCAGCGTAAATATCAGTTGTTGGTATGTCCAGAATGTTGGGATCCAGATCAGCCACAGTTGATGTTAGGAACGTTTCCTGTGGACGATCCACAAGCTTTGCGTAACCCACGTAAAGACACAACGTATGTTACTTCAGGCGTTAATGCTGCTGGTAATTTATCGGGTGGTTCGCGGAACATTCAATGGGGCTGGAATCCAGTAGGTGGAGCCAGTTTAAATGATGCAGGATTGACACCAAACTACTTGGTGGCAACGACATTTGTTGGTACAGTTACAGTATCTTAAGGAGATTAAAATGGCATATACAAAATCAGCCGACGGCATTGCTAAAAAGGGTAAGACTGAGGGTAAAAACCTTGGTGATAGTGGCCCTGTTGCTGCCATGATGCACGGCGGAAAAGGCAAAGGTAAGGGTAAAACCAATGCCGATATGAAGACTATGGGTCGTAACTTGGCAAAGATTGCCGCACAGAAACGAGGTTAATCATGGCTACATTTAGCAAAAAAATGATGGGTAAAGAAGTTGGCGATGCCAAGGTCTATGCCACACCACACACAATGACTGGCAAAGTTGTTAAAGCTACTGACAACCCCGGTTCTGGCCCTGACCACAGTGATGCCAATACAGTCAATATGTCTGTAGGTAACATTAATCGTCGTCCTCAGCCGGCAACTAAAACAACTGGCATCAAGATGCGTGGTGCAGGCGCGGCGACTAAAGGTGTTATGTCACGAGGCCCAATGGCCTAAAGGTTACTTATGCCAATGACTTACGCTCAACTTGTTGCTGCTGTAGTTGACTACACGCAGAACACGTTTGACACGACTGCAATCAATACAATGATTAAGCAGGCGGAGCAGCGCATCTATAACACGGTGCAGATTGCTAACTTGCGTAAGAACGTGACAGGTGTATTAGCAACTGGTAATAAGTACTTGGCTTGTCCAGAAGACTTTTTGTCAACATACAGTCTGGCCATATACCCATATAACACTACTACGGCCACCGGAACTGCTGGTCAAAAGACCATTGTTGTGGCTAGTGCAACAGGTATTGCGGCGGGACAGCAAGTCACTGGTACAAACATCGGTACTAACGCCATTGTTCGTAGCATTAGCGGAACGACAGTTACTTTAACTGTTGCTAATAGCGGTACGGTGAACGGTGCTGTTGTGTTCCAAGGTGACTATCTTTATTTATTGAATAAAGATGTGAACTTTATCCGCGAAGCTTATCCATTAAGTGCAGTAGCTTCTGAGCCTAAGCACTATGCAATCTTTGGCCCGCAGTCAGCTAACGTCAATGAGTTGTCGTTTATTCTTGGCCCTACGCCGAATGCTAACTATTACGCCGAACTGCATTACTACTACTATCCAGAATCTATTGTTACTGCCTTGACTACGTGGTTGGGTGATAACTTTGACTCAGCATTGCTGTATGGCACTTTGTCTGAGGCTGGAACTTACATGAAGAGCGCACCGGAAGACGGCATGTATAAACTGTACCAAGAACGGTACGTTCAGGCTATTGCACTCCTCAAGAACTTGGGTGATGGCAAGCAACGTGCGGATGCTTATCGTGATGGTCAGGTTAGGGTTGCAGTATCATGAGTAGTATTGTCCAAACCCAAACGACTAGCTTTAAAACAGAGCTATATACAGGCGTTCATAACCTATCTACCAATACGTTAAAGATCGCCCTGTACACGGCCAATGCTGATTTAAACGAAGCAACTACTGCGTATTCTTCTGTAAATGAAGTTAGTGGGGGTGGTTATACCCTTGGTGGCGTAACGCTGACAGGCGTAACCATTAGTTCTTCTGGATATACAGCTTACGTAGACTTTGCTGATGTGGTATTTAACGCATCCGTAACGGCCCGTTGTGCACTAATTTATAACGATACCGTTGTCGGTAAACCATCTATTGCTGTGTTGGACTTTGGGTCTGACAAAACATCTACCAATTTCACCATCACAATGCCTGCTAACACAGCGACAGCAGCATTGATTCGTTCTTCCAATTAAGGAGCTTCCCATGACTATGGACAAAATCACCGCTACAGATAAAGTGGAAGCGGTTACTAAATACAACACAATGCCTTCCGATACTATGGGTATTGGAGGCCATTACACGGCTGTGTGCTACAGCGTTGATGGCTTTATTAAGTGGACTGATGAAATTGAAAATATTGTCACAACCGTAGGCCGTAACTTTACTTTAGATACTGCCTTTGGTAACACCGCTGGTGGTGCTGTAGTGATGGGTTTAAAGGGTACTGGAACGGCAATTGCGGCTGATACGCAAGCCTCTCACGCAAGCTGGCTAGAGGTGGGTGGCACTAACGCTCCCGCATATACTGGAAACCGTCCTACGCCGTCTTTTAGCGCAGCTTCTGCTGGCAGTAAAGCTACATCTTCTTCAGTGTCTTTTGCTATGACAAGCACTGGAACTGTAGCTGGTTGCTTTATTAACATTGGCGGTAGCGCAACTAAAGACAACACAACAGGAACCTTGTTCTCTGCGGGTGATTTTTCTAGTTCTAAGGCTGTTGTTAGTGGTGACACAATTGCGGTAACGTACACTGCAACATTGACAGCAACCTAAAATGGCAACCGGCTGGGGTGATCTTGCTTGGGGGGATGGCTACTGGGGTGGCTCGGATGTCTTCGAGGTAGCCGTAACAGAAACTATAGCAATCACCACATTCGAGGCGGCAACAGCCAGTTTTGGTGTCTCTATTACGGAGACAGCGGCATATACAGAAGCTCAAGCAGTATTAGCAACCTTTGTTGTATCTAGGACAGAATCTGCGGAATACACAGAAGTCCAAGAAGTAGCTGCCACTTTTGCTCAGAGCATTACGGAAAGTGCTTCTATTGCAGACACTAATGCGGCGGCAACGGCTTACACAGCCAGCGTATTAGATACTGCGGCCATTAGTTCTGCTGAGTCAGCTACTGCAAACTTCCCTGTATCTGTTACAGAAAATGCAAATATTGCCACGGTAGAAGAAGCTGTAGCTTTGTTTGTAGCTGACATTACTGAGTCTATTAGCGTAGCCGAGGTAGCTCTTGCCACCTTGATTATGACTATCAATGAGTCAATGTCGGCTTTAGATAGCACAACAGTTGGTACGTTTTACACAGAATTCCTTGATGAATTTATATCTATTGTTGACACACCAACTGCAATAACTGGTTACGGGGTTAGCAGATTAGAATCAATGTCAATAACAGACACAAATAGCGGTCGAAATTTGTGGGAAGTTATAGATGACACAGAGGTCGCAAACTGGCAAAATATCAGCAATCCGCAAACACCGGGCTGGGCTGCTGTTGATACAACGGAATCTCCCGGTTGGACAGTAATTTCTACTCAGTAGGAGAATTAAATGGCAAACACATCGCTAATTGGACTAACCCTCCCAGTACAAGGAACTCTATCCGGTAGCTGGGGTAATACGGTTAACAACGCGATCTCCCAGATTGTGGACGTTGCCGTTGCTGGCACACAGACAATTACGGTTGACACAGACATTGACTTGGCTGTTACCACAGGTACTGATATAACTACAGGTCTAACAGCCAATAGCTCCCAGTATGCGGTTCTTCTATGTACGGGCGCACGTACAGCACTGCGCTTTATCAATACTCCTAAGCAAAGCAAAATCTACGTTGTTATCAATGATACGACAGGCGGCTTTGCGGTAACAGTTCGCGGCGGCCCTACATCTCCTACAACGGGTGTAACCGTACCGGCGGGTGGCCGGGCAATTATTGCGTGGGATGGCGGTCTTGCTACACCTGACTTTGTAAGCGTAGGCGGCGGATCGGCTGCTGGCTCTAACACACAAATTCAGTTTAACAACGCTGGTGCATTTGGTGGTTCTGCTAACCTGACCTTTGACGGCACAACGCTAACAGCCAATGATTTAATTGACTCTTCGCTGACAGCCAGTAAGCCTGTATTTACAAACGCAAGTAAAAACTTGGTATCTACTGGAACTCTTGGTGTTGACCAAGGCGGTACAGGTCTTACTACTTTGACTGCTAACAACGTCATTCTGGGTAATGGAACATCAACACCTAGTTTTGTAGCACCTAGCACAGCAGGTAATGTTTTGACTTCTGATGGCACAACGTGGGCATCAACTGCTCCGGCGGCTTCTGGCGCTACCAAGGGTCAG